GAACAAATCGAAGTTGCGAACAGCACGCACGAAGCAGTACGCACGGGCAGAGGCTTACCGCTCAATTTACAGTTATTTGCGGCAAGTAGCGGTGATGGTGACAACGGTGACGGTGCAGACGGAAGCAATGGAAACAACGCAGGCGATAGCGGTGACGGTGATAAAGGCGATAATAACGCACAAAATCAAAATGTACCATTATCAACCGAAGCACTTGACAAACTTATTCAATCAAGAGTTGACAAAATCACGGCAGACCTCGGTAAAAAGAACGCAACATTACAAAAAGCACTTGATAATCTTAAGAAAGAAAAGTTGACTGACGACGAGATTAAAAAGCTTGAAATTGCTGACAAAGAAAAAGCATTGACAGAAAAGGAACAAGCCTTACTTGAAAGAGAAAATAGACTGTATGCTATTAAGGCAATTAAAGAAGCGGACCTTGACGACGGCAGCGATTTATCCCTTGAACTTATTGACTTTGTAATGGGCGAGGACGAAAACGCTATTGATGAAAAAGTAAAATCATTCAAAAGCCTTGTTGATAGATTTGTTACTGCAAAAGTTGACGCTACTTTTAAGGCTAACGGCAGAACACCAAACGGAAGCGGAAAAGGTGGCTCGGCTGATAATAAAAACACAAATGTTGCCGCTGAACTTGGTAAAGCAAAAGCAGAGCAACAGAAACAGTCAAATGACATTTTAAATTATTATATTGGAGGTAACAAGTAATGAAGTTTACTACAAAAGATGTTACGCAGGGCGTAACTATTCTTGCTAACGACCATTATGTTGCAATTCCTTATGATTGTTCAAAAATCACAGCAACAAACGGCGTTATTAAAGCGGGTACTATCATTCCGTCAAATGATGATAAAGCAATCGGCGTATTGCTTAATGATGTGTACCCCGCAGAAAATTCAAACGGTACTATTGTTATTCACGGATTTATTGAAAAGGCAAAATTGCCTGTTGCACCGACAGTAGACACCACTTCGGAAGGTACTACAACAGTAGGTGCTACAACCGTGCTTAAACAAATTACATTTATTTAAGGAGGCAAACTAATGAGATTATCAGAAGTATTTAATGCGGACGCTATTGCTCTTAATTATACTAATGCAGCAAGTAATGCTATTCCGTATTTTGGTGCAGGTCTTTTCCCCGCACAGAAAAAGGCAGGTCTTGACCTTAAATGGATAAAAGGACACAACGGATTGCCTGTATCTCTTGCACCGTCAGCGTTTGACGCAAAGTCAAAATTCCGTGACCGTGTAGGTATTTCAATCAATGAAACACAAATGGCATTTTTCCGTGAAAGTATGCTTGTAAAAGAAGCAGACGAACAGGAAATTATGCGAGTACAGGACGCAAACGACCCTTACGCAACACAGGTACTCAACAACATTTTCAACGATACACAGACACTTATTGACGGTGCTAATGTTGTTCCTGAAAGAATGATTATGCAGTTGCTTGCACCTCTCAACGGCTCAATGGGTATTGCTATCAAAGCAAACGGCGTTGATTATACATACAATTATGACCCTGACGGCTCGTGGAAGAAAGAACACTACAAGAAAATCACTACTGCCGCTAATAAGTGGTCCGCTGCTGATACTTGCGACCCCGTTAAGGATATTGAGGACGCACTTGACGCACAAGAACAGGCAACAGGTAATCGCCCTGCCGTTCTTCTTATGTCAAAGCCTACATTTAACCTTATCAAGAACAGCAAGAAAGTACAGAGCGGTGTACTTGCACAGAATACTACCGCAAATGTAAATTACACTACTGCAAAGGTAAAAGCGTATATTGAGGAAGAACTCAATATCTCAATCGTTATTTACAACAAGCAGTATAAGGACGAAAGCGGCACAGCAAAGAAATTTTATCCTGACAATATCATTATGATGTTGCCGTCGGGTACACTCGGTAACACTTGGTACGGTACTACTCCTGAAGAAAGAACACTTGCAACAAAAGCAGACGCAAGCGTATCTATCGTAAATACAGGCGTTGCAGTTGCCGTAACAATTACGGACGACCCTGTTAATACAAAGACCACAGCGTCGGAAATTGTATTACCGTCCTTTGAGCGTGCTAATGAATGTTACGCACTTGAAGTAGCATAAGCAGGTGATTAAATGACAAAAGAACAAGCAGAATTGTTAAAACTCGGATTTTCGATTGACGATACTGCCTTGCTTATAGTTGAAAGTGCTTTACAATGGGTGCTTGATAATACTACTTTACAATTTGATATTAACAAAGACGACGATTTAAAAGCCTTGCCCGCAAATGTAAGGCTTTTTGTCGTTAAATACAAAGAAGTAATGTCAACGGATATAGGCGTATCAAGCGAAAGCATAGAGGGTTTATCACAATCATTTAATACGGGTGATAAAAACAATCTCTTATGGGATATAGCGTACAGTTTACTCGGTGACTGTCTTATCTCGCCTGTTTCTTTTGTTTCTGCCGTTGATAGGTGGAAATAAAAAAGGGGCGGTGCTATGGGTATAAAGTGGAAAACAACCGTTAATAAAATGCCTAATATGATGAAAAGCATTGAAACATTAAACGGTAAAAAGGTTGAGGTTGGCGTTATTGAGGGTGAACATCAATGGTTAGCCGCAATCCACGAATACGGCTGTAATATCACCGTAACCGAAAAAATGAGAGCCTATTTACATTATCACGGTTTGCATTTATCACCGAATACAACAACAATCAAAATTCCTGAAAGGTCTTTTTTACGAACAGGACACGACAAGAATATTGATAAAGTAATGACACAGGCAGATAGAGCCGTTGAGCAGGTAGCGGGCGGATATATGACCGACCAACAATTACTTGATTTAATCGGTGAAGTATTGGCAACGAACATAAAAACTTACGCTCGTGATTTATCAACTCCCCCTAATCACCCTTATACTGTTGAACAAAAAGGCAGTAGCAACCCGCTTGTTAATACAGGTGGAATGATTGAGGGTATTTCTTGGAGGACAAAATAAATGCAATATTACAATTTTGAACGCCTAATCAAAAAATACAGCCGTGAGTTTACCGCTACTTACAAAACAAGTGGCGGTGGATATGATGATAAAGGCGATTATATAAGCGGTGAAGTTGTCAAAGAAACCTTGACAGGTGCAATTATCAATTTCAAAGAAAGCAAGATATATCGGGCAGAGGGAACACTCAAAACGCAAGATAAAAGATTATTTATGTTGCAACCCCTTAAAAGTGCTTTGATAGGAGCGACAGTTATTGATAATGGCAACGAATATAGGATAGAAGAAGCAACCGAAAACGCTATGTTTACAGGCGTTTACGCTTATGTTTTAAGGTGGGTGAGTGCATTTGATTGATATTGACAAACTAAAACAAGTCGTTGTTAGCGGTCTAAAGGAATATTTAGGTTGCACAGTCATACGAACTAATCAAAATGCCGAGCCGCCTGCCTATCCGTATGTTTCTTATACGATTACAACGCTTGCAAGTGCGAATAACGGCACTTATGAAGAATACACAGACGGAACTACTCGAAAACAGTTAAAGCAGACTTGGAGCATTACAGCGCAATCTAACAAAGAGAGCGAAAGCGTAAACCTTGCACTTAAAGCGAGGGAATGGCTTGACTATGCAGGTAGGGTGTATTTAAAAGATAACGGCGTAACCGTTCAATCCGTCACAAATGTAACCAACAGGGATAACATTTTAACCGTTGAGTATGAGTACAAAAACGGTTTTGATGTTGTCTTTTTTGTTTCCGACGAAACGGAAAACAATATAAACAAATCAGGTAACATAGATAAAGCAACGCTTACTTATAACGGCGAAAGCACTACTATTGTTGATGAAAACACAAGGATAGATGAGCTTAAAAAGAAAATAGCCGAGCAAGCAATTACTATACTCAATCTTGAGCAATCAATAACAAACGCTGAAAAAAGAATTGATGATAGTAAGGTTTTAGATTGATACTTGAAATAATTAAAAAAGGAGTTATGAAATGATTAAAGATGTAAATGTCACTATTGATTTACAGAAAGTAGTCGGCAAATTAGGTTTTGGCTTTCCTCTTGTTGTTTTTGAAACAGCAACAACAGGCAATCAAAAATATGCTGAAATCGAATTAAGCGAAATTGCTGACACTTACACAGGTGAAACAGCACTTAATGCCTTTGTATCAACATTACAGGCAGGCGAAAATCCACCTGAAAAAATTGCTTGCTTGGGTGTAGCCGCTTCTACAACAACAGCAAATCTTGTTACAGCAATTAAAGCAATTGAGGAAAACGGTTGGCGACAGCTTGTACTTCTTGATGTAATCGACGACAATACAAAGTCGCAGGACGCTATTGACTATATTAAGACAACCGCAGACAAAATGTTGTTTCTTCCTATTACTCTCTTACCTGCTTCATTCAACGATACAACAAATGACAGACTTGTTGTAGTATGTGGCGCAAACGGTACAGACGATACAGACGGAGCAACAACAAATATTGCGGCTATTCTTGGCGCAGTATGCGGACTTGATGTTGGTAGCTTTACATACAAGAATATGATTGTCAACGGTGGCGTTACTATGAGTAACGATACCTATAAAACACTTATCAAAACACAGCCGAATATCCTTGCCGTTCTTGAAAAGGCAGGCGATACCGTTGTATCGGACGGTAAAACATTTATCGGTGAGTTTATTGATGTTGTTGATAGTATGGATTGGGTTATTCAGCAGATTGAATACCAAACACAGAAAACCTTTAACAATCAAAAGAAAGTGCCGTACACAAACAACGGTATTGCAATGCTTGAAAGTGTTGCCGTTAATGTTCTCAAAGAAGCATACGACAACGGTATGATTGCGGATAATGAGGACGGTAGCCCTGCATATAGCGTTAATTACGGCTTGCGTGAGGACGCAAAGGCAGAGGATATTCAGGCAAGAAAATATGTCGGCGGCTCGTTTGGATTTGTACTTGCAGGTGCAATTCATTACGCAAAGATTAACGGCACAGTTAAGTATGTATAAGGAGGGCTAACAAATGACAACTTATGACGCAAAAGATTGTACCATTATGGTTAATGGCGTGTATATTACAGGTCTTGGCGAAGATATGGTAACAGGCGAAAAGGACGAGGATAATTACGAAACTTCCGTAGGCGCACAGGGTGATGTTTGTATCAGTATGAAGAACGACCCACTCGGCACTATTACTGTTACCGTACAGCCTACAAGTCCACAAAAGGGCTTTCTTCTTGACCTTGCAAAGATAAGAGACCCATTTTCTCTTTGGGTAACAAACAAGGTACTCGGTGAGCGTATGGGCGGCACAAAGGCATTGCTTAAAAAAGCACCTGAAATCACAAGAGGTGCAGAAGCCGAAGATATGGAATTTGAATTTGGCGTATTTGATTACGTTTGCGAAGCAACAGCGTAAATACAACTAAAAGGCGGCATAAATTGCCGCCTTATTTATATTATTAAAATCTATTTTGGAGGGTTATAAAATGGCAAAGTTTTATACAGTTGACAAAACAATCAAAGGAAATGACTACAAGGCACAGTTTAATGGCTTATCGGTTGCATTAAGAGCAGTTGACGAAAGCTATATTGAAAATTCAAACAACACAAGCGTCGAAAAAATGGCACAGTTCCTTTTTGATAATGTCATTGTTGAGCCGAAAGGACTTACCGTTGACAGTTTTGACAGTATGGACGAACTTAACGAGGTTATCGAATTTGCTCGTAATGTTATGCAGGGCGAATTAAAGCCTGCCGAAAAGGGCAAGAAAGACTAATTTATAGTATTTTTATTTGATATGGAAACTATAAAAAAGGTTATAAACGGTGTTGAATATACCGCCGTGTATAAAGGTTACAACTATACTACACAGCGAATGAAAGAGTGCCTATTACAAGATAAAAAACACTATTCCAACGAAAAATTATCAGCCGTTGTTTTTGATGAAATAATAATAAACCCAAAAGTAACGGTAGACGATTTTGACGATATGCAAACTTATAACGAAGTCTTTGAATTTGGACGAAGCGTATTTTTTGGCGAATTTGAAAATAAATCAAAGGCAAAGTTAAAAAGAGAGGTATTGAATGAGTGGGACTATTGGCGTTTGATATATTGTGATATTGCAAACTTTGATTACAATACCGTTTTTAATCAAATGACACCGCAACAAGTTTTAAAGGCTAATATAGCCCTTGATATAGTAAACGAACAAATGAAAAAAATCAAATAGCAAAAAATTAAGCACCCTTTGATTAGGGTGCTTTTTACTTCCTGTAAGAAAGGAGGTATATAATGGCAAATGTTATCCGTCAAGATGTTATTGAAATAGGCTTTAAATCGGATTTAGGAACTCTTAATAAAATCAATGACGGAATGGATAAGCTTAAAAAGTCTGTTAGCAATGATGTTGACGGCGGTTTAAGTAAGCTTAAAAAAAGTGCGGACAGTACAAAAAAATCAATATCGGCTCTTGGCAAAGAAAAAGGCATAAGCAAGCTTAAAAAAGATATTGAAGTGGGCGGAGCGGCTATTGATGTTGCAAAGGATAAAGTTAATTCCTTAAAAAAATCAATTAAAGGTGTTACTTCCCACCCTATTAAAACACTTAACGATAAAGTGTTAGCACTTCAAATGTCGGCAGGCAAAACAAGGGCAGAGTTTAAACGACTGCAAAAAGAAAAATTAAGCAAACTTAAATCGAATGTCAGCAAAGTCAAGGATACATTAACAGACGGTGAAAAAGGCGCAAAAGGCTTTAAAAACGCTATTAAGAATATCGGCAAAGTTGGTGTTTCAAAAACATTATCAGGCTTTGAAAAATTAAAAAAGAGTATGGCTAACGGTGTTCGTGGCTCTACCAAATTTAAAACAAAGCTAAAAAGCATTGACGATACAAGTATGGCGAAGCTGAAAAACAGTTTACAAGGCGTATCAAACAAACTATCTACAATCGGCAAAAAAGCCGCAGGAGCGGCGTTTAGAGGACTTAAAAAGATAGCAGGTATAAGCCTTAAAGCTATAACAGGCGGTATCGCCGCTTGTGCAACTGCAATAGGTGGACTTACCGCTAAATCGGTAACAGCTTATGCAGACTATGAGCAACTTATTGGCGGTGTTGAAACGCTGTTAGGTGCTAAAGGTGCGAAAAGCGTTCAAGAGTATGCAAAGCTGACAGGTAAATCGGTTGGCAAGGTCAAAGGCGAATATAAGAAGTTAAACGAAAGTCAAAAGATTGTTGTTAAAAATGCGAACAACGCATTTAAAACGGCAGGACTTTCCGCTAATGATTATATGGAAACCGTAACAGGCTTTGCGGCAAGTTTGTTGCAGAGTACAGGCAACGATACTAAAAAAGCGGCGAAACTTGCAGATGTAGCCGTATCGGATATGGCAGATAACGCTAACAAAATGGGTACTGATATGAGCAGTATTCAATGGGCTTATCAAGGTTTTGCAAAGCAGAACTATACGATTAAATCTAATAGTCGGGCGGCATAGTGATATGTCGTTCAGCGTGTGTGAACTCTATCAGAGGTGTGAGGTTAAAATATAGCAGGAAATGGCTATTGAGATAACCTTGCTAACAGGGGAAGCCTAAGTACAAAAGTATATGGTAATCCTGTGCGAAATTTATATTAATATACCAAATTATACTTGACAAACATTACAAATTATGGTAATATATGGGCGTAAAAAGATATATTAATATAATAATCGTCAAACGACTATCGGTTCGTCACCGAGTACAATACCTATTGATACGGTATTGGAAGTGCACACCAACTTTTAGGAGTACAGGCTATGGAGATTTGGAAAGAAATTACCGATTTAAAAGGTTATTCAGTAAGCAACAAAGGAAGAATAAGAAAAGACAGTACAGGTCAAATAATGGCTACAAGAGAAAATAACGGTTATTTGCGATTTACTGTTACAAAACATATTCATAGACTTGTTGCAGAAGCATTTATTGAAAAACCTGAAAATGATGAAAAATGTTGGGTGGACCACATAGACGGTAATCGTTCTAATAATAATGTTGAAAATTTAAGGTGGGTAACACCGTCAGAAAATGCGTTGGCGTTTGGTTATCAATCAAGAATTAACAACAAAAAGAGAAAAGTTAGAGCAACAAATCAAAACGGCGAAACAATCATTTTTAATTCTCGACAAGAAGCGGCTAAATATTTTCACTGTTCGGATAGTGAAATACATTACAATAGACGCTACAAAAAAGGAAATAAAAAAGGTTGGGTACTTGAAAAAGTTGAAGATATAGTCTAATCCCTAAAGGGCTTATACATTTGTATAGGCTCTTTTTAAATATCGGGAAACCGAGGGTAGTAAATGGTTAGATAACTTGAAGTTAGGTTACGGCGGTACAAAATCCGAAATGCAAAGACTTGTTAAGGACGCTTCTAAACTTGATAAGAGTATCAACGGCAACAGTTTGTCATACGGTAATATCGTTAAAGCAATTCACGCCGTGCAAAAGGAAACAGGCATTTATGGTACAACGCAAAAAGAAGCGGAACACACCATACAAGGCTCGTTAAACTCTATGAAATCGGCGTGGGGCAATCTTATGCCTGCATTGATACAAGGCGGTGACGCTTTCGACCAATGTGTTGATAATCTTATAGACACTACAAAAATATTTGTGAAGAATATTAAGCCTGCAATTATCAAATCATTAACAGGAATAGGCAAATTGATTGAAGAATTAGCACCGATTATTGAAAAGGAATTTCCAAAACTTGTTGATGAATTATTACCACCGTTATTAAGAGCGGCGACATCATTAGTCAAAGGACTTATAGTAGCAACACCTAACATAATCAAGGTTATTGTTGCTGAATTACCAAATATCGCAAAGCAATTAAGTCAAGCGTTTGCTGAGGCTTTCGGCGTTAAATTTCCTGCTATTGAAAAGGTTGCAAATCTTTTCAAAAATAGTGCAAAAACACTTACAAAAGCTATTCCTTACATACTCGGTGTAGTAGCGGTGATAAAGGTACTAAAGAGCGTATCATCACTAAAAGGAATGTTTGGCGGAAAAGGTGGCGAGGGCGGTAATTCGCTGTTTGACGGCATAACAAATATTTTTAAAGGACTTGCACAGGCAAAAACAAGTACCATTTTAAAGGGAATGGCTAATCTTGCAATTATAATTGGCGGAATGACGGCGATAACAGCGGCGTTTATGGCTGTTGCACCGTATATATCACAATTAGCGGACGGAAAAACCGTTTTGAAAATGGTCGCTATTATCGGTGCTTTAGGTTTGGTAGGCACAGGGCTTGCAAAATTAGCAAGCATAGTTGGCGTAATACCTATTGCAGTCGTGCTTAAAGGAATTGCAAACATTGCGTTGGTTGTTGCAGGAATGTCGGCATTGTATTTGTTAATCGGTGCGGTTTCACTTATTGAGTTTGACCTTACAAGATTAACAAAAGTTGCCGTTATAATTGGTGTTTTAGGCACAGTCGGCTCGGCATTGACTGCCTTTGCAGGATTGGTAGGTATGATACCTACACCGATAGTGTTGAAAGGACTTGCTAACATAGCGTTAGTAATTGGCGGTATGACAGCTTTAATTACTGCTTATGGAGCATTAGCACAAATACCTAAATTCAACGAGTTTATATCAAAAGGCGGCGACACTCTCGCTAATTTGTTTAATCAAATTGGCAAAATCGCTGGTGCGTTAGTTGGTGGACTTGGTGAGGGTATTTCAGCTTCATTACCGACGATAGGCAAGAATTTAACCGCTTTTGCAAGAGCGGTAGCCCCTATGTTTACGCTGTTTAAAGGCGTGGATATGAGCGGAATAGGTAGCTTTTTTAGTGCCGTTGGTGGCTTTATGCTCAAAATGACAGGAAATAACCTTTTGAGTAAACTCACAGGCGGTACAAATTTGGGTGATGTAGGCACTCAATTAACAACCTTTATTAATAATGCGTCAGGCTTCTTTACTAAAGTTGCTACATTACCTGCAAACGGATTTACTAATGCAAAGTTATTGTTTAAATCACTTGCAGATATAGGCAATGTGCCGAAAACAGGCGGACTTGCTCAATGGTTTGGCGGTGAAACCGATTTTAGTTCATTGTCAAGTGGATTGTCGAAAATGTCAGGTAAGGGCGTTATAGGTTTTTATACCAAAGTAGCGAAATTGCCGCAAGCAGGATTTACAAATGCTAAAGCATTGTTTAAATCATTATCCGACATTGGTAATTTGCCGAAGTCGGGCGGTATCAAACAATGGTTTACAGGTGAAACTGACTTGTCGGGTATCGCTTCAAAGTTGCCACCGTTTGGCACGGCAATGGCGAAGTTTTACAGCTCAATATCGGGCATTAAGGATATGAGTAAAATATCGTCACTTTTCAAAGCCTTAAAGAGCATTAACGGCTTGCCTAAAAAGGGTGGACTTAAACAGCTATTCACAGGCAAGAACGATATATCAGGTATCGGCACAGCACTTAAAGACTTTGGTACAAATATCAAAGGCTTTATTTCACAGGTAAACAAAATCAATCTTAGCAATTTAAACGGACTTTGGAGGTCATTAAAACAGCCGAGTAAGATTACATCAAGTTCGCTTAAAACAGTAACTAAAAACTGTAATTCTATGGTGAGTGCGGCTAAACAATTACCTAACAAAATGGGTAATGCCATTAAGAGTACAGGCAACAGTTTAGCAAATGCGATAACTACAATATGGAATAGAGCGGCGAAAGCTTCTATACGAGGTGCTAACAGAGTTATTAGCACCGCAAACGGTGTATTAGGACAAATCGGCTCAAAGAGCAAGCTATCAACTGTAAGTTATGCAAACGGTACAAACGGACATAAAGGCGGTAACGCCCTTGTAAACGACGGCAGAGGTGCTGAATTAGTACAAATGCCTAACGGACAATCGTTTATACCAAAGGGCAGAAATGTACTTATACCGAACGCACCTAAAGGAATGAAAGTGTTACCTGCTGAACGTACCGCCCAAATTATGGGTAGAAAATCAACTACTTATAATTACGCTAAAGGTACAGGCAACTTTGACGCTTGGGAATACATTGACAACCCTAAAGGACTAACAAGCTATATGCGTAAAAATGCCGCATACGGCAACGAGAGCGGTTTTCCGCTTAAAGTTGGTAAAGGTGTTGTTAATAAAATTACAGGCGGTGCAATGACATCTTGGCTCAAAAAGAAATTTGACGAAATGGGAGCGTTAAGCCTTGCAAACTATGACGCTTCAAAAGGTGTAGCACAATGGCGCACAACCGTTATTCGTGCTTTGAAAATGGAAGGGCAGTACAGCGCCGCAAATGTTAAAAGGACACTTTACCAAATGCAAACCGAGAGCGGTGGCAACCCAAGAGCAATAAACAATTGGGATAGCAACGCTAAAAAAGGCACACCGTCAAAAGGCTTAATGCAGGTAATTGACCCGACATTTAGAGCGTATGCAAGAAAGGGTTATAACAAAAATATCTATGACCCTTTGAGTAATATTCTTGCTTCAATTAGATATGCGGTATCAAGATATGGCTCGTTAGCAAGAGCATATCAAGGACACGGCTATTCTAACGGCGGTCTTGTTACCAAAACAGGCTTAATTGCTGAACAGAATAAGCCTGAATGGGTAATACCGACCGACCCTGCAAAGAGAAAACGAAGCATAGGCTTATGGCAACAGGCAGGAAATTCGCTCGGTGTTAGCACGGCTAATTACAGCCCCGAAAGCGGTACATCACAGCAAGGTGCAAACCGCACCGAGAACAACACGTATGCGCCTGTATTTAACTTGACCGTTAGCGGAACAAGTGACGACAGGACAACGGCAAGAAAAGTTAAGAAATGGGTACAGGAAGCAATGGAGGAAGTATTCGAGGGCATTGCAACTAAAAACCCAAAGGTTAAGGAGGTCTAATATATGGCTACTATAAACGGAATAGCGATTTTTGTTGAAAGCGAAAATGTTAAGCGTTCAATTAATAGCACAGACCACCCAACCGAAACAGGCTTGCCGATTACAAGCAACATTCAAAAGCAGGCAATTACTTTAAGTATTGACGGTAAAATCGTTGATAACGGTAAATATAAAGCGTCCGATATAGTTAAGAAAATTGAGAAGTTGCAAAATGCAGGCTCTTTGATTACTTATGTCGGACGCAACACCCTTAAAAACTTACAGATACAGTCATTTGATTGTACGGACGATAAGAACATTAAGGGTGGCTCTGCCTTTTCAATGGAACTTAAAGAAGTACGCATTGCGAAATCTTCTTATAAAAGCAAAAAATCAAAATCAAGCACCGCTAAAAAACAGGCAAAGACAAAGAAGTCAAAGCCTAATTTAAAAGTCGGTGCAAAGGTTGTTTTTAAGGGCGGTAATGTCTACGCTTCTTCCGAAGCAAAAAAAGCGGCGGCGAAGCGTGGGCGCTCCACCTGCAAAATCACAAAAATAAAAAATACAAAAAAGGCTAAACACAAATACCACTTGAAAAGTACGGACGGCAAGAGGGTTTATGGTTGGGTTGATAAATCGAAAATTGAGGGCTTACCTGTTAAGAGTACGACTAAATCAAAATCAAACGGCGGTACTCAACAGACTAAAGGCGGAAAAAGCAAAGCGGTTTATCATAAAACTAAAAAAGGCGATACAGTCTATAAATTAGTGAATAAAAACTATAAATCTTTAGGCAAAAGCGAAAGTTGGGTTATAAAAAACAATCCTAATGCTTTTAGTCGAAAAGGCGACCCGAAAACGCTGAAAGTCGGTGTTAAGTTACTTATGGGATATAAGAGTTAGGCGGTGTTAAATTGAGCGTAGAAACATTAATTGCAAAGATTGATAGGTTAATTGAAATTGTGAGAACATCAACGCCATTAACGGCAGGTAGTATCATAAGAAATTACATTGCGGACAAGGCAATTAATAAGGATAAACTATCAGATGATGTTAAAGAACAGATTGAAACAAAACCTGACTATAATCAAAATGACGAAACTGCAAACGATTATATTAAAAACAGACCGTTTAGCGCTGATATTACCGAATATACTTTTCCTAATGCTGATTACGAAAATCCGAGTATTAGTGCAAGTACGGACGACGACCAAATAGACTTATACAAAATAAGCGATACGCCGATTGTTCTAAATTACGGTGATACAGTTACATTCGGAAATACGGTAGACGGTGTTTATAAAACTACAAGTTTTAAATTAACTGAGGATAATTTACAATTTGTGTATGAGCGGGACGAAAAAGGCAACGATACTGATAAACTACAAGCATATTTTGTTAATGCTGATAATGATTATCATTGTCAGTATTTTATAATTTTTACTAAATTTGAACAAGAACCAATAGTCTTTCCAAAAGGCATTTATGTTTATGCTGATACAAAGGAAAATCTTAAACGCCTTGAAAAAATAAAAACTATTAAAAATCTTGTTAGGCTTGATGATATTTATACACCTGATTTAGTAATAAACCGTTGCAATGAAATAGAAGCTAAATTTGATGATTATACTCCCTCTAAGACAATGCGACAAAACTATTATAGTAAATATGAAGCTAATGATACTTTTTACAAAAAAAGTGAGATTGATAATAATTTTCTTAATACATACGGTATTAACCCACAACAATTGTGTGGACTTATATTATCAAATATGAAAGATTTTAGTTATATGTATAGTGGCTATAAAAGTAACAATACATTGTTTTTTCCGAAAGCCAATATGACAAAGCAAGCAGAGTGTCTTGACTGTATGTTTTATGATGTGAACGTACCGAAAATAGGTAGTTATTTATATTTAGATAATGCTATATGTATTGATAGTTTAGTTTCTTTTTCAAAAATTAAAGAAATATCCATAACAAATATGTCGGCAAAATGTGTGCATATTGGTAGCGCATTTACCGACAACACATTATTAGAAGTAATAAACGGCGATTTAGATTTTTCGGGTTTGGCAACAGTGACAGGTATGAATAAATGTCCGTGTTGTGGTGCTTCGCTTTACGAAAGGTTAAGCATTATATTTTATAATACGCCCATAAAAGAAATTAGATTTAAAAAAGAAAGCATACCTGCCATTTACGGCTCATCATTATCGTTTAATAAAGCTGTTAATCTTAGCGACGATAGTATCAATTCAATAATTGACGGATTGGTAACATATAATACCGAAAATCCTGCACCTAAAGGAGCATACCAAACTACCATATCATTGCCGTCAAATGTAGTTGATAAACTTACAGACGAGCAATTGACTAAAATAAATAATAAAGGTTGGAAAGTGGGGTGATAATATGACAGCAGAAGAAATACAAGCAATTCTTGGCGAAAATGTAACTGTTACATCAAGAATTAACGGCGCAATGTTTATGATAGTTGCTAACGACGGCTATTGGATTTTCATTAAAGAAAATGTATTAGACTTTGGCGATTATCAAAAGAAGTTGTATAAAAAAACCGTAATTCTTAATGCAGATTACGATTGGGAAAGCATTGAAGTTACAGCAGAAGCAGACTTACCTGATAACGCTGAAACTGCAAATGCAGATATTTCTGTTGAAAAGGCGTAAAACAAAGGAGGTTGATAAAGTATGAGTTTAGCAACCTTAAAAACAAAAGTTCAGGCATTGATTGATGAATTAAAAATACATAAATCTTATATTTCGCAATTGAGCAGTTTTAAATTTAAAGCATACTTATCATATTATACTGTACCTAAAGATATAACTAATTGGAATAGTTTATTTAAGAACTTATCTCATAGAACTATTACTGTTGAAAGTAATGCAGATATAAGTAGTATGAACTCAACATTCTTTGATATTACAAATAATAATTGCGTTTTAACACTTAATATCAATACAAGAAATGTAAGTTCTTTTGATAACTGCTTTGCAGGAGGAACAAGAAGGGGTGGTGCAAAAGAAATATTAGGCACACCTTTAGACTTCTCAAATGCAGAAGAATTAAACGCTTTTACTCATTGCACTAATCTTACAGAATTAAGAGTTAAAGAAAATACCATACCATATAGTGCGTGGGATATGTCTTTTGCGGATAGTGACAATTTGAGTGAGGAAACATTGCTATCAATTGCTAAAGGTATAATTAGAGCGCCCGACAGCGTTCCTGATGAAGAATGTGCATTTATTTCTTTTTCATCAACTGTATTGAATAATATGCCTGAATACATTAAACAAATATTTAAAGAAAAAAGATGTGAATTAGGGTGATAATATGACAGCTTATGATTTACCACATTGTACGGCAGAGCCTATCGGCGAAGTTGACCCGTATTATGTTATTCGCTCAGAGAACGGTTGGTATATCCATTTAACAAAAAGAAATCCACATAACTTATACAAAACTTGCGTAATGCTTGCAGGTACTTACGATTGGGCAAGCATTGAAATAGTAGCCGAGGAAGATTTACCTGACGACGCTAAAGTTGCAAGATAAGAGGGGTACAAATGAAAAGGGATATAATCGAAATCAATAAAGATTTGATACCGTATGAATTTGACATTGTTCTTGCTGACGAAACATTCAAAATAGGCGTGAATTTCAACGAAACCGCCGAACTCTTTACACTTGATTTATCAAAGTTAGACGAGGAAAGCGGCGAATATGAGGAAATTTGCAAAGGCGAGCCGATTATATACGGCAAGCCTTTATTTTCAGATGTTTTCATTAATGGTAAATATCCTGCAATAGATATTGTACCTTATGATGAAAGCGGCGAGAACAATGCAGTAACTTTTGACAATCTTAATGAAACGGTATTTTTGTGTATTGATAACACAGACGAGGACATTGAGATTGAAGCTAAACAATCACGACTTGAATTTAGCAACGGCGACATTGACAATCCTGACGATTGCTTGCACGAGGACGAAATTGAAGAGATTGAAAAGCTTATTGATGATAGCGGAATACTTAATTAACAATTATTGACATCAAAAAGTTATTCTGCTATAATATTGTATGTAGGGATTGACCCTACACTCCGTAAATTTTGAAATTGGCGAACACCGTGAGGGCAAATATCCCTTGCGGTGTTTGTCGTTTAAAGGTGGTTATATGAGTAATAAATCACAAATTATAAATGTTAAATCTAATAGTGATGTATCGAAAATGGCTAAAGCAATGAAAGGTTGGAATGATACTTTTTATACCGATATGCCTAAAGGCGTATTTGGTAGCGTTGCTATTATTCGTTGTAACGGTGCGGTTGTAAATTCAAATGATTTAGATTTGGAATTTAGCGTGCCTTTTGATGATGATATGGAAGCTAACGAAGCGGAAATTACTATATATAACCTTTCAACTACAACAATAAACCGATTTAAGAAAAACTGTTCAATTACTATTGAAGCAGGCTTTAAAGGTGATACAGGAGTTATATTCAAAGGCTATGTATCAAAAAGAAAAACATCATACGAGGGCACAGACCGAAAAACAGTAATCAAATGTTTAGACAGAATTAAGACGAAAAAGCTAAAAGAAAAGACCTACAAAAAGGGAACAAAGGCAAGCAAAATTTTAAAAGATTTACTAAAAAAGACAGGTACACCGATAGCGGTGTTTAAGATAAAGCGAGATTTCACATATAAGGACGAACAAAAGGTTGACGGTGATTTGTACGAAAACATTAAAACCTATGCTGATGTATGCGGCATATCCGTATATGTGAACAAGGGCAAAATTTACGCCCGACATTTAAAGGTTGGCGATAACCTTAATTTCACGGTTGAAGAAAGCACAGGAATGATTAACACACCAACCGAATATGAGGAAGAAATTACAGCCGAAAAGTATAAAGAAACAATAAAAGGTTATGAAATAGAAATGTTGCTCCAACACAGAATGACAACAGGCGGAATAATCAAGCTAAAAAGCATAAACGCAAAAGACGGCAAGTATCGTATTAGAAGTGGCGAGCATACATTTAATGAGGGCGAAGCAACAACTAAAATAAAAGTATTTTAACCGTGTGTAAAATCACGGTTATTTTTATGAGGTGACACAATGGGATATGCTAAATATTTTGATGATTTCATAGATAACAAATTGTTATCTTTGCATACTGCATATTTAGCAAAGGTACTTTCTGTTAAAGGCAAGACGGCAAAAATACAGCCGTTAGGACTGACGAAAGAAACAGGCGAAAAAGCAATGAAACAATCTGTATTGACTGCCGTACCGTTCACAAAGCAGGTTAAAGACTTGTCAAAGGGCGATATTGCCGTCGTTATTTGTTGTGAGCGAAATATCACGGAAGCAAAAAAAGGCAAGAACGTGTGTCCACCTGTTGGTCACCACAATATGAGCGACAGTATCATTATAGGCGTTTTATAAGGGAGGCGATTTTATCAAAGGTTTTGCACTCGACAGCACAGGCGATTTGTTGATTGAAAATAACGAAATACAAATGATTGACGGCGAGGAATTGTTAAGACAAAAAGTGCAGTTAATCATTAACACTAATAAAGGCGAATGGTTTGACGATTGGGAAGAGGGTATAGATTTTTCAAATATCCTCGGCAAAGGCGTAACCGAAGAAATGGTAATGGCAGAAATAGAGGACGGTTTGCAGCAAGTAGACGAAACTTTAAATATTACCAATTTTAAAATGAGCATTGACGGTAGAACGCTGATTGTTAAATTCACTTGCACAAGTGAAGAAAACGACACGGAATTACAAATTGAAACAGAATTAGACTAAAGGAGTGATTAAATGCTGACGACTAAAGGTTATGAACGCCCGACCTATGATGATATTCTTAACAGCCTTATTTTAAAGGCACAAGAGTTGTTTGGTGAGGATATAGACACGGACGACCAAACACCGCTTGGCAAATTCATAAGAATTATTGCATACGATAGGGCGACAGCAGAGGAAGAAGCAGAAGCGATATATTATGCGAGATTTCCGAATACTGCAAGCGGTACAAGTCTTGATAGGCTTTGCCCTTTTGTTGGCATTGCACGAAATTCAGCAATACCGTCACAATATGAAGTTACAGTAACAGGCACGGCAGGACATACCGTGCCGTATGGCTTTTTAGTTGCAACTGACGCAGAGGTTGAATTTTACAATACACAAGATACTGTAATCGGTGAGGACGGCACTTGTGTTATTACCGTTGAATGTACTGAAAACGGAACAATCGGCAATGTTAATTACAGCGATATTACCGAAATTGTAAACCCTGACGCTGACATTGACGAGGTTGCAGGAAAGAGCGTTGTTACCGCAGGTGAGGACGAGGAAAGCGACCACGAGTTAAGACAACGATTTAAGCAAGCAGGTCAAGGCTTAGGCAGTTGCAATCAAACAGCTATTGAAAGTGCGTTAGTTCGTGTGCCTAATGTATCAAGTGCAAAAGTAATAGTTAATGAAAGTGACACAACGGATAGCGGCGGCAGACCACCGCATAGCTTTACCGCTTATATCACAGGCGGTGTAGGCTATGAGGAACAAATAGCCGAAACGATATTTGATAAAAAGCCGATAGGCATTAAAACTTACGGCGCTATTTCGCAGGAAATAACGGACGAGGGCGGATATACTCACACAATCTATTTTGCAAGGACAGAGAACGTAAACGTTACAGTCAAAATCAAAGTTGATACAACGGCAGAATTTGAGAGTAACGGCGTTGATAATATCAAGAGCAATATTGCGGAATATATCAACGGTTTGGGCGTTGGCAACAGCGTTATTTATTCAGCCCTTTACAGCTACATATATTCAGTTGCAGGCGTTAAGAAAGTAACGCTATTGCAAGTATCAACAAATGGCACGACCTTTACAACAAACGATATAACAGTCGGACAGTATCAAACTGCCGTATGTGCGGCGGTTAATGTTGAGGTGAATTAATATGAAACTATTTCAAGAAAATCACATCAACAATTTACCCGATTGCTATAACAAGGATAAAACAAGCAACAATTATAAACTACTTGAATTGTCGGACAAAAACGTTGAAGCATTTAGGGAATGTTTAATCAGTATTGAAAACTCTTTAAACTTAAATAATGCAAAAGGTGCAACGCTTGACCTTTACGGCGACCTTGTAGGGCAGAGTAGAGGACTTGCAACTGACGAACAGTACATTTTATTGATTAAGACAAGAATTATGCGTAACCTTGCGAATGGCTCAAATAAGAGCATTACAGACGCTTTATGTGCAATTCTTAATTGCGAGCAATCACAAATACATATTACGGAAGCAACTAACCCTTGCGAAGTAACCATAATTGCACCGTTGAACGCTATTATCAATGCAGAATTTACCGTAAAACAATTTAATCAACTTGTTCAAACCCTTATGCCTGTTGGCGTTGTTCTTTCGGCTAATTCAATGTATGAGGGAACATTTGAATTTTCAGCAAGCGAGAATGAATACGACGAAAACGCAGGCTTTTGTGATGTTGAGGGCGGAACAATAGGCGGTTTTTTTGGTGCTTTGAGTAGTGAAGAAAACGAAACAATTTTACCGATTTAGGAGGTATGATATATGGCAACAACATTTACAGCACCGCCCGTATGGACGAATACAGGTACTGCACCGAGTGAAATACTTAAAACAAATGGCTTTCAAACAGGATATAAACCGCCTGCACCTATCTTTAATTATATGTTCAATAAGTACGGCGTTTGCCTTACTGAACTGCAAACAGAAGTTAATAAAAAATCGGAAGTCGGTAAATCGTTAGCAGGTCAAACAGTAAGTCCTACAAATGGTACATCTGTTGTAGCAGGTGAGGGAGCAGAGATTTTTAACGATTACAGAGAGCGAACATATTTATCAACTTTTGCAGATACAGGAAATGTTGCAAGTGGTGAATATTCCCACACAGAGGGCACAGCTACAACCGCAAGCGGTTTAAGTTCCCACGCAGAGGGCACAAATACAACTGCAAGCGGTGCAAATTCCCACGCAGAGGGAATAAATACAACTGCAAGTGGCTCAAATTCCCACGCAGAGGGAAGCAAAACACAAGCATTAGGTGATTATTCTCACGCAGGAGGATGTAATACAGCAGCTAATAATTATCAATTTGTTACAGGAAAACACAACGCAGGAAGAATAGGTTGC